GCGCAGATCACCGGCAAGCAGGCCAGAGTAGCCGGCAACTACTTCGAGAACATGATCTCGGCCTCCTGCGAATACTACCGCGACCGCGGGCTCGCCAAGATCGAAAAGACCCCGGAGCCCATGAAGCCGCTCGGGGCCAAGAACCGCAAGGGCCAGTTCCTCGCCTGCTACACCAAGCAGGCCCAGCCGGACTACGGCGGCACCCTGAAGGGCGGCCAGAGCATCTACTTCGAGGCAAAGCACACCGACGATGACCGCATCGAGCAGCGCCGCCTCACGCAGGAGCAGCAGGACGACCTCGAAGCCCACCACAAACTCGGCGCCGTGGCCTTCGTGCTGGTCAGCTTCAGCCTGTGCGACTTCTACCGCGTCCCGTGGCCGGTCTGGCGTGACATGGCCGAGACCTACGGCCGCAAGTACGTCAAGCAGGTCGAGCTCGCTCCCTATGAGGTGCCGGCGACGGCTGGCTACATCAAGTTCCTGCACGGGATCGTCGGGCAAGCAGGGCCAGAAACCACTCAGGAGGTGACACCATGATCCCCTTCCCGGATAAGAAATACGACATAATCTACGCGGATCCCCCGTGGAGCTACTCAGACAAGGGCTGCAACGGGAACGCGGCCGAGCACTACCCCACCATGACGGTCGACGAAATATGCAAGTTACCCGTCAACGTCGCGGGGGGGGGGTATTGCCTCTGATAACTGCATTTTGTTCATGTGGGCGACCTACCCCATGATGAAGGAGGCCCTCAAGGTGATCGAGGCGTGGGGCTTTACATACAAGTCGATCGCCTTCCAGTGGGTAAAACAGAACCGCAGCGGAAACGGCTATTTCTTCGGCCTCGGCCGATGGACACGGGGCAATACCGAGCCCTGTCTGCTGGCCGTGAAAGGCAAGCCGAAGCGGATCAGCGCCAGCGTGGGCCAGCTCGTATTCAGCCCGCTGCGCAGGCACAGCCAGAAACCTGACGAAGTCCGCGACAGGATCGTCGAGCTGATGGGCGACCTGCCACGGATCGAGCTTTTCGCCAGAGAAACCGCCCCGGGGTGGGACTCATGGGGGAACGAAGTGCCGACGCCGGCAGAATGTGAGGAAACCAATGGACAGCAAACAGATCGCGGAGGCCATGAGGCTGAAGCTGCCGGTCAGGTATAACGGCATCGCATACCGACAGATCACCGAGTACATCCTCTGGTATGACGCAGCCGGCACCCGGCGCACCTCTGTCTCCCTCCTCGATAAAAACAGCCACAGCATCACCAGAGCGCCGGCCGATCGTGTCGAGCTGGTCGCTCAGGAAGGAGGAACCGATGAACAGTATCACCAAAGAGACCCGGCGCGAGAGCTATGACGCCATCCTGCCGAAGGTCAAGAAGCGCAGCCGCCTGATCCTCGAGACGCTCGGCGACCGTCAAATGACGGCCAGCGAGATCACCGAGGAGCTGGTAGCCGCCGGGAAGATCCCATATTTCAACCGCAACTACGTCGCCCCGAGGCTCACCGAGCTGAAGGACATCGGCGTCCTCGAGACGGTCGGCCGCAGGAAGGCCACCCGGTCGGACGCCACCGAGGCCGTATGGGCCAGAAAGGAGCTGCCGCATGAGCCTCGATGACATCACCCTCGCCGTCGACTACTTCGACCTG